AAATTCAAAAAAAGTATTGACAAAAGAAAGATGTTAAGATATTATAATAAAAACTGAATGAAATTCAGTAAAAAGAAAGGAGGGGATTAGGATGCCAGACTATTCTAAATTAAGAGGAAGAATTAAGGAAAAAAGTTTTTCAGAAAAAGAATTTGCTGCATTAATTGGCATGTCAGCACCAACACTTAGTGGAAAATTCAAAGGGCTATCATTTTTTGATACAGAGCAAATAAAACGAGCAGCTAAAGTTTTGGAAATATCTGAGCAAGATGTTTATAGTTATTTTTTTGAAGAAAAAACTGAATAAAATTCAGTAAAAGAAAGGAAATAATATGAAAGAATTAAAAAATGCGGAACGACACACAAAACAAGGAGTGATTATTTATGAGGGTTGATAATAAACCAACAATGGCTTGGGATGAAGCACCAGATACAATATCACCTAAAGAATTATCCAAAATACTAGGAATAGGAATTGTAAGTGCTAGGAATATTTTTGATAAACCTGATTTTCCTAAAATACCAAAATCAGATATTGGAAATATAGGCAGGGCAGATAAAGAGGCAGCAAGATTATATATTCAAGGTGTAAAAATCAAAAATAATCCTAAAGAAACTATTTTAAGTATGATCTATTTTGAATTAAAAAGAATGAATGTAAACCAAATGAAAGGGGAAGAAGAAAATGAAGATAATTAATAAGAAAAAATTTATAGTAAGAATAATAGAACTATTAGTAATAATAGCAACAATTATATTAACAATAAAAGCAATAGGATATGCAACATTAATAAGAGGCTACAAGGGATATGGAGGAGAATACTTAATACCAATATTAGGCTTAATTATAGTATTAGTTTTAGAAACAATTTTAGAAGAAAGCGAGAATAAAAAACATGAAAACAGAAAATCAAATAAAAGAAGAAATTAGAAAACATAAAGAACATTTAAAAAACACAAATTTTGAAGATAGAACAACAGAACAAAAAATGCATTCAGCAATAATTGAGGCTTTAGAATGGGTATTGGGGGAAATGTAAATGTATATAGAAGAAGCGGTTAATATATTAGAAAATATGTGCTACAGATATGGAAAGCCCAGACAAAAGGGGAGAACAGAAGAACAAATAAAAGAAGTTGAAGCATTAAATGTTATATTGGGAACATTTAGAAAGGAAGGGCAAATCAAATGGACAAACTAGATAAATGCTATATTTGGCACATTATAACATTGGCTACAATGCAATATAAATTAAAGCAATTGAAAGGAGGAAAATGAGATGAAAGGATATCAAGATATAAAAGATCTTATTTCTGATATAGATGAATTTCACAACGAAGCGGAATTGAGAGAAATATTACAACAAATTTTATTTATCTGTGAAGATAACCTAAAAAAAGAACCATCTACCGACAACCAAATCGAAAAATAGATGATTCACAAAAATATTTATAAAAATACTTTCTTTATATATTTTATCACAGAAAGTAAGAAAGGGCAAGAAAAATGTTGAAAATAGATGAACATATATGCAGCATTTGTGGAAAAAAATATGATGGATATGGAAACAATGCACAACCAATAAATGATGAAAGATGCTGTGATGAATGTAACAGAAAAGTTGTAATTCCAATAAGAATTGCAAGTACGATGTGATACTGGACAAAAGATACCTTGAACGATTAAGAAAGGGGGAATAAAAGACTATGGAAAAAGATAAGAAAATAATAAATAGGCAAAATATAAATAAAGATGAAAAATCAGAACAAATCAAGAAAATAGCAAAGCAATTATTAAAAGAAATAGGAATTAAAGTAAATTTGTTAGGATTTAAATACTGGCAAACAGCACTAGCACTTGTCATAGAAGATGAAGGAAAAATTGTAATGATGAGTTTATACTGCAGTGTAGCCAAAAAGCATAGAACAACAGCTGCTAAAGTAGAAAGAGCAATGCGTTATGCTTATATGGATTTAAATTTAAAACAAATATTTAAAACAGATTATCCTATTAATAATAAGGCTTTGCTATTTTTATTAATAGATAGAATTATGAATAAAATTGACAATACTTAGAAAATCAATAGTTTTTCAGGAAACAAGAGATTTTGTCGAATACTAGAAAGGAGTATATCACATGGCAAACAAAGATGCATATTATTTTAGCCATGACTCAAATGCACTAACGGATCCAAAAATACTTTCAATGCGTTGTGATTATGGCCTAGAACGGCTATGGTCTATATTGGGCAATCTTGGAAATGTTAAGGAATGAATCAACATATAAATTACCACTAAATAGGAATACATATAGGGCGATAAAAATGCAAACTAACACAACAATAGATGTAGAGCAATATATAAATGATTGTATTAACGAATATAAAGACAGTGAAAGTGGAAACGGATTATTTACTTCAAAAGATGGTATGTTTTGGTCTGAAAGTTTTATTAGAAGAATGGAAAAATATGAAGACTTAAAAGAAAAAAGAAAACGAGCAGCAAATGCAAGATGGAATAAAGAAAAAAACACAGAACCAGTAAAAAATACAAAAAAATGCAAAAGCATAAAAAAATATTGCAAAAGCAATGCAAGTGCATATAAAAAACGATACAAATGTAATGCAAAACTCAAAAAAGTATATGCAAAATTATGCAAATTAAATCAAATCAAATTAAATGAAATTAAATTAAATAAAATTAAATCTATCTATCATTCTGATCCAGAAGAAGAAAAAACAAAAACTAAGATGGATGAGATAGACAAGATGGAATTTGAGAGAATTATACAAAATTGTGAATTACATGTTTTGGATCCTGCTCTTGCTATCGAAATCAAAGAAATATTAAAAGAAATGTATATGGATTTAAAAACTAAGGAAAAAGTCGAAGAGATGAACTCTAAAAAACTATTATATGCACTGAAACAATACTCAATAGCAAATACGAAGACTGTAATTCAAAAACCAAAGGAATATTTTAAAAAATGTATTTTATCCGCAATAGGACAAACAGAGTTAAGTACACAATATGATGCCTATACAATAGAAATGGGGGCAGTATAATGGGAAACTTAGACATTCTATATAACAGAACTACGGTTCCTGTATATGTAAAAATGAAAACAATAGAAAGAGGCAGCTCAGTTGTAAATGCAAAGAAGAAGAAAGAATATGACTTTTATAAATGTGATTATTGCGGAGCGGAAATAGAAATAAAAGAAAAAAGACATGAAATGGTGGGCGGAATTGCAATAATACCACACACTATTACAGGAAGAGGAGAATTAAAATTAGCATTGTGTAGTAAATGTTTAAAACCTGCATTGAAAGAACTGGAAAAGGAGAAATAAATGGGAGAAGATAGCGATTTAAAAGCTGTATTTTATGCAGTAAATGGATTAAGTGGAGAAATGAAGCCATTAGGAAAAGCACAACTTGGTTTAACTGATGAAGAAAGTAGATGTCCTAAATATGCTAAAGGTGGAATTAAAAATGAATGTGTAGCTTTTGCTGAAATAGGGGAAGAAGAATATTCAGGAGAATTAAACTTGATCGTAATGCCTAAAACAATGAAAAAGAAACGATTTATAAAATTAATTATGAGTAAAGGGTATCAAAGAAATAAGGCTAATAAGATGCACCAAGAATATATGGAAAAATACAAATATAGAACAATGATTGGCTTAATGGTGTTTTTAGAATGCTATAACATAAAACCAATATTTAAATTAAAAATTGGAGAAAAAATTTTTGAAGGAGAGATGAGATATGAGAAAGGAAATGATATATCAAGCAGATAGAAAAATAGAAATATTAGAAACAGGAACATGTTTTGGACTATTATACTATATTTTAAATTTAGGAACACATCCAACAGCATATGTTAGAATTCCTAAAAACAATAAATTTTATGGGAAAGAAATAAGTGAAATAGATATAAATGTCCATGGAGGAATTACTTATTCAGAAGAGGGATTACACATAGGAAATGAAAAAGCAACAGAAGGCTGGTATATAGGTTGGGACTATGCACACTATGGAGATTACATAGGATTTGAGGAGAAATATCCAATTTTGTGTAGAACAGGTGGCAAAAAGTGGACAACAAACGAAATATTTATTGAAATAAGAGAAGTATGTTATCAAATACAATTAGTTTCAAACCAAATAAATGGTCAAAAATTATATTTGATAGGACAAAAAGATGCTTTAATACATTCACTTAGCGAAGTAAAAATGCAAGAACAATATATAAGAAGAGATATAGAATTAATTGATAAAGAAATCAAAAAAATGGATGCAGGAAAAAAGTAAATAAAGAGGTGGTACAAATGAAATTAAAATATGAAATTGAAATAGAGGAAAGTATAACTGGAAAAGCTAGACCACGAATGAATACATATACAGGAAGGGCATATACACCAACAAAAACAAAAAATTATGAATATTTGGTAAGACAGATTTTTGTATATAAATATCCACAATACAAACCAATTGAGGGCAGAGTAACTATGACAATTATAGCCTATTTTGAAATTCCTAAAAGTACAAGCAAAAAGAAAG